AGACAAGTTTCTTCCAATTTTTTCTCTCTTTCGATAAACTTAAGGACTTTATCTATTTCCAATTTTTTATCATTAATTTTATTTTCTGCCAGTTTTACGCGATAAAGACGTATCAACACATCTTCTGGCAAATTTGAAAACTCAGATAGGCTATCAAACCGTCCAAGTATATATCTAAAAAAGTACATTTTTTCCATTTTTCCTAAATCTCTTTTTCGTGCTTTTTTAGCAGACAATTCGGTTTTGAACGTTCTCGGTTCTAAAGTAACCCCTAGTGCTGATTGATACCATTCTTTCCACTCTTTTACTTTTAAAAGGTCTTCGCGTCGTCGTTCCTCTTCTCTGGCAAATCGCTCTGCTGATTTTTTTTCTTCCAATTTACGTTCTTCGCAATAACGTGCTAACCTCACAATTTTATCTTCTTCGTCCATTTTATCTAGGAGATAAGCTACTTGATTAGTATCAATAACTAGTTCCGGAAAAAATACTTTGAATTTTTTATATACTCTGGTTCTTAGTTGTTGATGGGAGTTATTACCCAAAAAACTAGTCGAATGTGATCTCTTTGGTTGATATTGTGGTTCATATTTTGACAAGTTAATTTCTAACCAATTACTTAAATTTTGAGTATTATTTTTTCTGGTATCTTCTACCAGTTTTTGCTCTTGTAGTTTTTTTTGTAGATATTGTTCCTTTTTTTCCACCTTCTCCTCTGGGGTAGGATACATTGATTTCCTCAATCGCTTGTGTGTGGATAACCATTCTGGTCTCCAGAATCTGGGTGCTATAGTGAGTTCCATCTTTTTTAACCAAAAAAATTTTTAGCACAAATTTTCAAATTTTTCATCCTATGGTTCTAAAAATTTTCATAAAATACCATTTTATATTATTACATGAATTTCTACAAGTTCGGATTGACTGTATTTTCTAAACTCATGCAGAGTTGTAATATTAAAAAATAAAATAATATACGTTTAAATGTTGACTTTTATATATCCTTTTTAATATATATAATGGAAGGTTTTGGAACTATAGTTGATCCAGAAACAAATACAAATGTTCTTGTTCAATCGGCAGTTGGTCAACAGGTTATTAAAAATTATTTAGAATGTCTTAAAAATGGTCCAGATTCTCAAAATATTTTATCTACCAAAATGTTTTATAAAAGTAAACCAACTCAACAACCCAAATCAAGAAATCAAAAATTAAATCATAATAGTTCATCAAATAATAAATATAGTTTTTACGAAAAAGCTAAAAAATTAACAAGTAAGCAATTCAATTATGATTATTTAAAACAAAGAGATTTCTGTAAAAATAATTCAATGAATCAACCCGTTATCAATGATATTATTTGGATTAAACGTTCTAATGGAAAATGGCAATTATCCAATGTTATAAATGTTAAAAATAATGAATTAGAAGTATATTTTAACAATGGTGAAGGAAAAATTGGAACTAAAAAAGGACTGAAATCTCGTGATATTTTACATGTTTCAAACAAAGTAAAAAATCAATTTAGTTAAGAATATTAATTAGATACTTTTAATATTAATAACTTTAAAATTAATAACTTTAAAATTTATTTTAATGTGAACAGTTTATGATTTAATAATTGTTTAGAGTTGGATCTACTCGTACTCTCTATTTTAAATGTTTCATATAAAAAATCTTCTAAAATATAAAAATTATTTTTATTAAGTGGTTTAAGATACATATTCTCTAAATTATCTGATTTAATATATTTAGGAACAACATTTTTAAAAAGATTATTCATAGATTTGTTAATATTTTTATAAATTATATTTTTTTTTTCACCTAAAAATATATGTTGAGCTCTTGCTTTTAAGAAAAATTTTCTTATACATACTAAATAACATATTACACCATATGCCCAAATATCACTTTTCTTACCATACATTCTTTGGAGTAATTCGGGGGGAGAAAAAGCTGCTGAAGCCATCTGTTCTTCTAATATATCTGATTTATCATTCTTAAATTTATGCGCTGCTCCGAAATCTACAATAACAAAATCTAAATTATCAAATATTCCATTTCCAAATTTATGTCTATATTTTAATAATATATTATCTGGTTTAAGATCTAAATGAGCAAATCCCGATTGATGAATACTATGTATAGCTTGTAAAAAATTTTTCATAAATAGTAATACCATTTTAAAACTTTTATACTTGGGGTTTTTAGATAAAATTTTACCTAATGATAATCCATATTTTCTCTGAATCGAATATCCTGTCAATCTGTATTTTATTAATCTTGATGGGACATAAATTTTACCATAATCAATTATCTGTCCTATAAATTTATTTTTAGCACATAATTTATATTGCTTTTGGATACCATGTAATTCAGAATTTATATTTTCAAGGGTACTTGAAGAATTACTAATTCTAATAATATAATTTGGATCATAATGATCTGATTTTTTATAATTAAAATTAAACACGTCATTAAAACTACCGCTATTAATTAGTTTCTTTAAAAAAATATTTCTTCTATTTTTATCAATATATGAATCTAAAAGTATTGTCTCATTTTCTTTTATATTTAGTGACTGTTTTTTATCTACCATTTTATTCTGGAATAAAATTTTTGTAGGAAATATTTCGATAAGTTGTGTTTCAGTATTTTTTTGCCTAATATTTTTAGTATTGACTATTTGTGTATCCATTTATTATGAACTTATATTTTATATTTATATATTTAACACTATAGTGTTTACTACATTAATATTTATAATACATTAATAGTATTTTATTCCTATGTATCCTCCATAATCTCTTTCTATGATATCCGCAGAATCGCCCTTTTCAAGACAACCTATAATTATTATATTAAAATTATAGTATTCTGGATCTGCTAAAGATTTTAATTTTTCAAACATGTTCTCCGAACAATATGCTTCTTTAATCATATAATATTCTATTGATTGTTTCATTTCTTCTTCACCTATTATTAATTTAGAATCATCTGTTCTCATTAATTGAAATACACTATCTAATGATTTATTATTTTGTTGTAAATTTATTTTTCTAAATTCTTCCCAAATATCATCTTTACGTAAATAAGTGGTATATATTTTCCATTTATCTGATACATTTAATTTTTTTAGCATTGAATTTTGTCCATGAATAATACCTAAACTTATGCCTAAACTTATGGTATTTATTCCCAATGATAATTCTCCTAAACTATTTTTTGGAAGTAATTCAGGTATGGTCTTTTTAAACTTAGTCGTTTTATAATATTCAACACTATTGTTAGACCATTCTATAATATGTTTCCAATCCCAATTATGAAATATATCTTTAAAAATATCAACCCTAAAATTGTAATCTCTGTAATAATTATAATTAGGTATCTTATATTCTTTTAAAACATTAAGCGGCTTCTTGGGAATTTTAAATAGATATATTTCCTTGTCAATATAGCAAAGATAATTAACTATATCTTCTGATTGAAAATTTTCTTTTAAATACGTAATCAATGAAAATAACTTATTATTGGCCTCTTTTCTCTTATATGAATTTTTTATAGCTTGTAATTTTTTAAGTTGTTGATATAATCTTTCTATCCATTCAGAACTGGTAATATTATGAACTAAAAATGATATTAGATCTTCTCTCATTGAATTAACATTTGTAAACTGGGTAAAGTTTTTGAATAATAATAAATTTACTTCCATCAGTTATGAATATATATACAAATTTACTTTAAATATGTATATGTATCAAATTTATATATTCCTAATATTAAATGTATAATTATAAAATATTATTATTTATGATTATATTAGAGTTCATTGATTCCTTCATTGATATAAGGTAGAATATTCTCAGATACGTTTTTAAATTTTTCTTTAGCATAATTATACAATTTATAATCTAATGCATTTTTTTCTATAAAATTTTTTTTAAATTCAATTTGTTCTTTATTTTGTAAATATTTTTTTGAATCATTCTTATATATACCGTGTGCTACATTGTAATATTTTTCAAAAGGTTTATAGGATTCTGGTTCTTCTAATATTATAACAAAGAAAAATTTATCTAACTGTTTTTTAGCTATTTCTAAATGTGTTTCATTAACTTCAATATTATGAATGTCTCCTAACCCATTTAACATTTTAACATAATAATTATACTTGTTAAAATTAACATTGAAATAATTACCTTCTTTTTTACCCCATTTTAAATTTTCACTCTCATAACTAATGTAATTGCCATTATTGTTATTAACTTTATTTGTTGCCATAAATCTATTAAATGGATCTCTAATTTGAGTAATTAATTCAATTTTTGTTGTATCTATATCGTTATAATGTTTGAAGTAATTCCATTCAAAAGCTATAAATTGTTCTTTATCTAATGTCTGAACCCAACATTGAAATTGTTCATTTGTGAAATCCCAAAATGGTATCAAATTAGAACCATAAATTTTAGGATTTTTTAAATGAGGATTACCATTTATATTAGGAACATGAAGATTATATTTTTTATTAAAACAATTAACTAAAGATGAACCTCCTGCTTTATGAAAGTGTAAAAAAAAAATTGTTTTAGAATAATGTAATTTGTAATTGTATTTGTTAATTAATTGTATGTTAAGATTATTATTTATATAATCGATAGAATTTCTTGAATAAAAATATTTTATATTTTCAATATTATATAAGCTATTTGAAACATTTCTTGAAACATTTGAAGGTTTGTGTCCCTTACCTATTTTTAAACTTCTATCTATAATTCCCCTGAAAATAAATGGTTTTATCCTATGAATACCCATATTATTATAAATTTTTTCTAAAACTTCTTTTGGTTTATTTGTTAAATCTTCTAATTTAACTACAAATAAATTTTTGAAATATTTTTCATAATTAATATAATAACTATTCCATAATTCTATAATGTTTTTGAAATCTTGTTTATAAGTATTACCATTAATACTTGATATTAGTGATATTTCATTAAATAATCCTTTTGGTCTTTTGAGACTATATCCATTTAATTTACATGAATTTATCCAAAAGTATGGATGTCTAATCATAGCTATAAAATTTTCATTTTTAATATCTTCACTTATTTTTTTTTCATTAGAAGAATCAATTATCAAATGTTTCCAAAAATATATATCATGTTTACAATTTAAATATCTTGAACCATAATAATACATTAATGTTGTTCCAGAATTAAATGGACCTATAACTTGTGTAATCATTAATTAAACTCATTATATTTTTTTTATAATATTTTTAAAATTCAAAGAAATTTATTAATACGCTAAAATGTTAGAAGTATAATTGATATAAAAATTACCTATTTTTAATTTTAGCGATATAAATATCCTATATATATAGTATACCTTATTACTTATGAAAATTATAAAAGAATTTACATACTATTTAGATATAAGTTTTGAAAAACATTATAATATTATGAACTAAAAATGATATTAGATCTTCTATCATTGAATTAACATTTGTAAACTGGGTAAAGTTTTAAAATAGTGTAATGTTTACTTCCATGAATAATAGATTTTAATATTACTTTATTATAAATTAAATATTCAAATTTTAATTTTAACTATTTATTTTAATATTCATATTATATAATGATAATTGAAAAAGATCTAATTTATTTTTTAAATACTAATTTAGTAAATTACCATAAATACATGTTTTCAGAAAATGTTTATAAATATATCTCAGATAATTCAGAAGATATTATTGATTTCAATTTTGATAAAACTACTACTACTACTACTATAACTAAATATACAATAAAATCACCATTTCCTAATTTTTTACATTATTTATTTAAAAATACTAAATACATTATTGAAGACAAATCAATATGGGATTTTACAAATAATACATGTAAAGTTACTAATCATTCTTCATTCCATAAATTATTAGACACATCATTTGAATCAATATATTCTTATACAGAGTTAGATAATAATTTATTAAAAGTAAATGTAAAATATATTTTTACAATAAATAAAATTATCCTCCCTAAAAAATTTATAAAAAGTAGGTTCATTAGCAAAATGATGAAAACGCATAATGAAAGAGTAGATTTATTGAAAAAATTTATAGATATGGAAGAAAACAAATCTTTTAAGAATTGAAATTTTAAATTTTAAACTTACTTAAATTTGATAAGTCTCATATTATTATAAAAATTATATTATTTTAATATTAATATGGATTTATACGGCTTTATTTTAGAATTTTGGTTTGGTCCAACTGCTGATAAAAATTTATGGTTTCAAAGTGATCTAAATAAAAGAAATCAAATTGATAAGTTGATATATAATAATTTTGGTTCAATTATTGATTCTATT